AGCGCAGTCGAGAACAAGGTGTGGTTGCGGTTCTGGTCTGATCGGTCGATCAACGCCTACATCGACACGCTGGAGCAGATCCGCGACTACATGAACGCCATTCCTGGTGATGCCACGTCAGACACAATCCGTGGGCTGCAGGAGCAGGCGTTCAACAACTACCTGTTTGCCAAGGTGATGCAACGCAGTGATGCGATCGTCACCCGCCGCCATGCGCAGGCGCTGCGCAGCCAGCAGGACGTGTTTGACATCGGCCCAGCACGCGTTGACTTTGAGGATCCAGAGATCGACCGGATCTTTGAGATGAAGCCCGGCACTGTGGACAAGGATGAGCACATTGCTCGGGTGATCGAGGCGGTTGATAACCGCGACGCAACGCAGATGAGCCTGTTGATTGACACGGCCAGGCTGGGCATGGCTGATCCAAAGAGCCGCCTGGACAAGGACTGGTTCAACACGCACATGCGATTGGGCAATGCGTTGATCAAGGACAGTCAGCTCGGCAACATCCAAACGCAGATCCGCATGAACGGCGGCTCCAACGTTGCGATGATGGCCTATGGGCCGCTGCAGCAAACGTTTGAGAATGGCGTGAAGCTGGTGCCAGTAGCCACGCAGCTCACCCGTGGTCCGTTGCTGGAGGCCGCGCACATCAGCGCCCAGGCGCATCAGTACGCCTGGAACGCACTGAAGGCCACCTGGAAGCGCGACATGGATCAAGTGTTCCGCCATGGCATCAGCAACTACAGCGGCAACATGGACACCTACGGCAAACGGCTGCTCACCAACCAGCAAGAGCTGGACGACATGCAGGAAATCCTTGACATGCCGTACAAGCCAGCCGCCAATCCGTTCCTGGCGTTTCTGCATCCTGAAAACGCCGCGATCTTCACCAACAAGCTGCAGGCGGCAGCGCGGATCCTTGCGTTCACCAAACCCCACGGCGCCAAGGAGTTCAGCCGCATTGAGGCCGCATGGAACGCCCTGTCGCTGGGTGACACCGTTCCTGGGCGGCAGCAGGTGCGGGTCAAGGACATTGACACTTTCCGTGTCCTGGAAGCCCTACCTGCGCACCATGGCCGCAGTGGATGAGGTGTTTGGCAAGTACCACTTCCTCTACAAGCTCAAGGCCGATGCGGAGGTCAGAGCGCGGCTTGAAGGCAACCAGCTGGGCCTGTTCAACGACCAAGACCGCGCTGCCTGGATCCAGCGGCAGATTGATGACGCGATCTACAGCAACACACCCACCGAGTCAGACATCAAGGCGTTCCGCAAGCTGCATGGCCTGCGCGGCAGCGACTTCACCGATGACGACATCGCAGCGCTGCTGGCTGAAGCCAACATGGCCGGCGCCCCAAAACTGGACACGCCTGAGGGCGTAGCGGCGATGGAGCACTCAGCCACGATGCGGTTCCAGAACAGCCCCCAAGGCGGCCTGGCCCAGAAGCTCGACCAGGGAATGATGGGCGCCCGCCAGGACTGGCGCGTTGATCGGTTCCTGATGCCGTATTGGCGCAGCATGTTCAACGGCGTGCTGCTAGATCACCGGCTGGCCACCTTTGGAATCATGGACACCGCCAAGATGCTCGGCGGTAGCAATCCTTCTCCCGAGCTTGTGGCAAGGGTGAAAGCTGGCTGGGTCATGAGTGGCGGCCTACTGGCGGCCTTTGGTGCGCTCGATGCCGCCGGCTTGATCAAGGGCGGCAACGACCCGACGCCTGACAAACGCAACACCATCGCCGGCATCCGGCTGGGAGGCATCCCGGTTGTCAACACGCTGTTCCTGTGGAAGGACGTGCTCGACTCCGGCAATCGGCCGTGGCCAATGACTACGACGGCCAGGAGCTGCTGCTGGCGGTCATGAAGGTGTTGACCAATCATGTGGTGCGCCAGAGCGGCATCCAGCAGGTGCAGATGCTCATGGATCTCATGCTCGATGGCAGCCGGCAATGCCGGTGAGCGGTTGCGGCAGTTGACGGCGTTTGTGGGCTCCGGCCAGGTGCCATTCATTGGTCACATTCGTGACCTGGAGCGCCTTACTGGCATGTCGCCACGCGATTTCTACCGCGATGCAGCCGAAACCCGGCGCAAAACTACCTGCTGGAGAAAGACAACCCCGCCGCCAGGGCCGAGCAGTTTCTGCGCAACTGGGCCTACGACACCTCCGGGTTGGTGGCTGGCGCCACGGGCGCCAAGCGCAAGACCACCGATCACCTGGGCAGCCCGATGGGTCACATCTTTGGCATTAACCTGGCCAAGGCGTTGCCGTTCGTGCCGGCTGCATGGCCCAGCGGCAAGATCAACGACACGGTGTACTCCGAGCTGGAAGCTCAAGACTTGCTCGATCCGCCCCGCCCACTGATGACGCGGGTGCTGGAGGGCATTGCCATGAGCGACGACCTGCAGGAGGAGTACAACGACATCCACGGCAAGATCAAAGGCAACCCAAAGCTGCCCCCCACGGCCCGGCTGGGGCTGGCTGGCGCCAAGGTGCAGGCCTACTTCCCCATGCCGATCGAGGGCGTGGGAGCCAGCGGCATCCGGTTCAAGAGGGCGGTGGCGTGTCGCTGCCGCTGTCGCAGATCGTGGACAAGGTGACGGCTGGCAAGACCAAGAAGGAGGCCTTCTACGCCCTGTTCACCAGTCCTGTGTACCAGGCGATGGAGGACAACTCAATCACCAGCGCCAACCCACCTGGCGGCTTGCCGAAGGTGGAGCGCCGCAGGCGCAACGCTCAGCTGCTGATCAATGCCGTCACCGCCTACTACGACATGCTCACCCAGGATGAGCTGGAGCGCCGTGCCGCCAGCGGCACAAGCGCTGCAGCCAAGCAATGGAGTGACGCCAAGACGGAGCTGGCCGATCAGGTGTTCAAGCGCAGCATTGAACGAGTGCGCGTCACAGCACCCCTGTTGAACCAGGGGCAGGGGGAGCACAATAGATCTGCACCAGTGCAGCCCAGTCCGTGCCGTTTAGCTACTCCCAGTTCACCGGCAACGGGTCCACCACGACCTACTCGGTCCCGTTCCCATACCTACTGAAATCACACGTCAAGGTCTACCGCAACCTCGTCATTGAAACCGGCGCCTATGACGCGCTGCTTGTTGATGGCGTTGGCTATACCTGGACAAGCGATTCGCAGATCCAGACCACTGCAGCGCCGGCCGTTGGCGCCAGGTTGACCATCAGGCGTGAAACTCCAAATGGCCAGCAGGTGGTGCAGTGGCAAGACGGCTCCACCCTGATTGCGGCTGATCTCAACACATCTGATCTCCAAAACCTCTACGTGGTTCAAGAGTGGGTGGACTATGCGGCCCGCTCCAATGAGGTCAGCCAGGATGCCATCGCTCAGGCGCTGGCGGCCGTAACAACAGCCAACGCGGCGCTGCCCAAGGCGGGCGGCACGATGACCGGCAACATCACGCTGGCGGGCAACCCCAGCCAGCCGCTGCATCCGGCCACCAAGCAGTACACCGATGCCGCCGATGCAGTGCTGCAGGCGGAGATCAATACCCGGTGGAACAAAACCACAGACACACTCGACAGCACCGAGGCCTGGTCCAGCGCTGACGACAAGGTTCCCACCGCCAAGGCTGCTGACGCACAGTTCAGCACCCTGGTTCAGACCACGACGCCTGCCGGCGCTGGCTGGCCCATCGGCAAGCCCTGGCTTCAAAACGACGCCAGTAAAACCCTGTCGATCTGGAACGGATCTACGTGGCTAGGCGTTGCTTCCGGTGGCACATTCACGACTCAGCCCACCGTTATCTACGTCGATTCCGTCAACGGTAATGATGCGGACGACGGCCACCGCATCATCAATCCAAAGAAAACCATTAAGGCAGCTGTTACCGCCGCCAACGCCGGAGACATCATCAAGGTCGCACCCGGTGTCTACACCGAGTCGCTGCCCATCGACATCACGGTGGCAAACCTGTCGATCGTGGGCGAGTCGCAGCGCAGCTGCTTCATCAACCCAACGGTTGCAACCGAGACCCAGGTCATGTTCCGCTGCAACAGCGGCACGTACATCGACGGGTTTACGTTTGCGGGTCTTAAGGCCTCTGGGGCCAGAGGCACCAACGCCATCGACAACGACGCGACCTATGGCCTGCCCGCCAACCAGGGCTGGGTTGCAGGCTTCTACCCAGGCTGCGTCGTCAAGAAAAGCCCGTACATCAACAACTGTACTAACTTTGCTGATGCGTCAATTGATAACAGCGCCTTCGACCCGAACAATTACCAAGGTACTGGTGGTGATGTTAGCTCTGCCCCGACTGGTGGTGGCATCATTGTCGATGGTTCGCTGCCTGCGGTCAGTAGCCCGCTTCGCAGCTTTGTCATCAACGAGTTCACCCAGGTCTGCCTTGATGGTCCTGGCCTGCTGGTGTGCAACAACGGCTACGCCCAGGCGGTGTCGTTCTTTGGTTTGTTCTGCCACTACCACGCCAAGGCGCTCAGTGGCGGTCAGATCAACATGGAGGTTGGTACGACTGACTTCGGTCGGTACGGCCTGATTGCTGACGGCAAGAGCAGCTCTGCCATCTTTACTGCTACGGCCAATGGTGGTGCATCAGCTGGTGTTACGACCTTTGCCATCAATGCACCGACAGCCGCTGGCTCCTGGTTTGGCGATGCTAACCGCCCAGCTATCAACATGCTGGTGCAGATCGGTAGCGATATTTACCCAATCCTGTCGGCTACTGCCAATGGTGGCGGTTGGAACGTGGTGGTCAGTCGCCCTGATCCAGCAAACCGTGCCGTCAACCTTGGCCTGATCAATAGCCATGCGAACGGCGCTGCGGTGTCGTTTTTCCTGCGGTCGATGATCAGCACTGCGTCCCACACGATGGAATACGCAGGCTCTGGTACTAACTACAACGCACTGCCTGAAAACGGTGGAGTGGCTCAGGAAGGTAATGAATCCATTAGCCGGAACAATGGCAAGGTTTGGCTGACCAGCACTGACCAAAGTGGCAAGTTCAAGGTTGGTGATACGTTCCAGGTTGATCAGCAGACGGGCTTTGTCACCATTGACCCCAATAGCTATAGCCCGAACATTGTTCAAGACTTGTCGCCTGAGCTTGGCGGAAACCTTGATGTACTGACCCGGAACATCTACAGTTCGCTCGGTAATGTCCAAATTAACGACACGCTGGATGTAACTGGTCCAATCCTTAGCTCTAGCGGTACTGCTGCTGCACCTGGCTACACCTTTAACGGTGATACCAACACTGGTATTTACCGCATTGGTGCTGACCAGCTTGGCGTTGCAACCAATGGTGTACTGCGGCTCTCGCTTTCTACTACTGGTGGAACCTTTGCGTTTCCGGTTGACGTACCACTTGGTACTGCTGCTGCTCCAAGCTTGACCTTTACCGGTGACTTGAACACTGGCATCTATTCCAGTGGAGCTGACGTTCTTGATGTAACGACTGGAGGTACGGCCAAGGTTCGCTTTGATGCAACGACTGCACCGTTCAAGGAGATTTATAGCAACACGTATTACCCAGTGGTTACCAGTGTGGACATTGGTACTGCCAATGATCAGGTGCCGCTCAACTCAATGCTGGGCCAACTGGCGTTCCTTGATGACATTACCCGCATCAGGGCGTCTGCAACTGCGCCAACCAACAACTTGGACATAAACTTTGAATATGTGTCCAATACATCCATCAAGATTCGGATGCGCGGCTCTGATGGAACCGTGCGTTCTGCCACCCTCACCCTGAGCTGATCATGACTCTTAAAGCATCCAACTATCCGACCACCCGTCCAACACTGAATTTGGACTTTGCCAAGAGCAAGCAGCTCGACCCCCGCATCACCTTCAGCCGCAGTAGCACCGGCACCTATGTCGATGCCAACGGCGTGATTCAAAATGCTGCCACTGACACGGCACGGTTTGACCACAACCCAGCGACAGGGGAAAGTTTGGGGCTGTTGGTGGAGGAGGCGCGGACAAATTTATACACGTACAGCGAGCAGTTTGACAACGCTGCTTGGACAAAAAGTTCTGCAAGCACCACGGCCAACAATGCCGTTGCACCTGACGGCAATACAGCAGCAGATCTGCTCAAGGAAGATTCAACAAATAATACTCATTTTGCATATCAAACGCCTAGCTTTACGGCATCTACCGCTTATGCCGTTTCTGTTTTTGCGAAGCCAGCCGGAAGAACTCGACTTGCTGTTGGCGGCAACTCAAACTTAGGCGGCGGTCTTTCAACTGGGATTATTTTTGATCTAACTGGATCTGGTTCTGTCGTCGTTGGCGGGACTGGCACTGCAAACATTCAGGCATATCCAAATGGCTGGTACAGAATTACATACTCTTGGACATCATTAAGCACTGGCAGTTTCTTGTTAGGTTTTTATTTGGTAAGTGGCACTTCAACTTCCTACACCGGAGATAATGCGTCTGGAGTAAATCTCTGGGGCGCTCAGCTAGAAGCCAAAGCCTTTCCCACCAGCTACATCCCCACCACCATAGCCACCGTCACCCGCAGCGCTGACGTGGCGCAGATGACGGGGACGAATTTCAGCAGCTGGTATAACCAAAACGAGGGGACGGTTTTAGCAAGTGTCAGGCCTTACGTAATTGGCAATCTATCTGTCTGGACAATTAGCGACGGCACAATAGCAGAAAGAATGCTTGCCTATTCAGGATCAGTTTTTAATTTTTACGTTGACGACAACAGCAGCAATCAAGTCAACATTGGCGGCTATTCATTTACGGCAAACTCTTTAAATACGCCTGCAGCCGCTTACAAATTGAACGATTTTGCCTACACTAGAAATGGAGCTGCAATTACGACTGATACTACCGGCACATTGCCAACGCCGAATAGGCTGCAAATCATGGCTGGATACATTGGAGGAGAAATACAAAGCGGCACGATCTTCCGCCTCGCCTACTGGCCCACCCGCCTTTCTGATGCCACCCTTCAAACCATCACCCAATGACCATCATGACTACCTACTTCCTTAAGTTCACCGACGAGGCCGCAGCTCAGGCCGCCCTGGAATCCGCTGGCATCTACGTCGCCCCTATTGGCAACAACCCTGGCTACTACCGCCAAGCCGACATTGGTTGGGCCTTTGATCCCATTGGCACAATCACCAAAGGTGGCGTGTGGGATGTGGAGACTGGCGAAGAACTGGTACCTCCGACCGTTCTTGATGGCTGGCACGCCAACTATGTGGGTGACTCGCTGCCCACTGAGTTGTCTGAGTTCAACCTGGATCCAGCACCAGCCACTCCGTATCGTGTGTTTGCTGGCTGATGACCTGACTACTGGACGCGTCTATCAAGCCCGGTAGACTGCACATACGCAGCTATTTGGTTGGTGGAACCGGCTACGGTCATTGCCCTAGTAGGCCTTGGCGGCTCCGGCGTTGCCGCCTTGTGGAAGATTGCTAACGGCCTAGGCCGATTTGAAGCCCGCACCAGCACGATCCTGGAAGGCATCAAGGAGATGCTGCAGGACCACGAGGAAAGACTGCGCCGCGTTGAGAGGCAGCATTGATGGATCGCTTTGCCGATTACGTCGCCCTGGCCGTCGCCATTCATGGCCTGGCGTTGGCGATCGTCAACCTCACGCCCACCCCCAAGGACAACGAGGCGCTGGACGGTTACAGCAAGGCCATTGTCAAGGCCTACCGAGCCATCGAGATCCTGGCCGGTCTTGTGGGCCCGCTGGCCAAGCGCTGACCCCGCAGTTGCCGTTGATCTGCACTCCTGCAAAATAGGTTTGTTGTGCCCACTGGCCATACGCCATGACCTCCAGCTACCGCGCTATTGCCGCGCCTGGTGAGGTTGTTGTCGGAGCCCCTGCTCCGTTCCTGCAGCCCACGCCTGTCGCCGTCAACGCCACTGCCACCCTCACTGTTGATCAACTGACTGCTGGCATCATCACCAGCACCACTGCAGCTGCGGTGACAGCAACGCTGCCGACCGGCGCGTTGACCGAGCCTGGCTTTAGCAACCTGTTCAACGACTACGCCTTCCGCTGGAGCGTGATCAACACCGGCGGCACCAACGCCTTCACTCTGGCTGCGGCTGCCTCAGGTCACACCTTGGTGGGCTCCGGCACGGTTGCCGCCTCATCGTCCGCCACGTTCATCACCCGCCGGACAGCGGCCAGCACCTTCGTCACCTACCGAATCTGACCCCAACGGCAGATCAATCCCCCGGCGCTGCATTGGCGCACCGGGGGGATTTTCTCTTGCGCTGAACCCATGGCCAACCTGACCGGTCCCACCAAGCGCCCGCATGATTTCGGTTTCAAGCAGGGCGACAGTCACCTTGTCGTCAACGACGACACGCAGACGCTGACGGCCTGGGATTTCAATGGCCGCAAGCTCTTTCTGCTCCCGTGCCTGGCCCGCGGCCAGGGGCGTGACACGGAATGGCAGCAGCCCAACACCGACACGCCTCCTGGCCTCTACAAGGTGGGCCAGGTGTGGCGCGACTACGACCGCCTGGGCGATGCCCCCTCAGCGCCGCAGTGGGATCTGCTGCCCTATGGCTGGTTCACGCTGGATCTGATCGAGCTGGAGGCCCAGGAGCGTCGCTACGGGCGTGCTGGCATAGCCATCCATGGCGGTGGATCAGGGCTGGGTTGGCCCGGCTGCTGGCAGCCCGAGCAGGCCCTGCTGCCCACACATGGTTGCGTGCGGGTTCACAACTTGGATCTGCGCGATCGCATTGTGCCGCTGCTCAAGGGCGGCAACATTTACGTGTCGGTGTATCAGGAGGCCTGACCATGGCTGAGCTTGCCAAGGAGCTGGAGGCCCTGCACGCAGCTGTCGTGAGCGAGGTGCGGCATCGCATCGAAAACGGCAGCGTTGACGATGACGGCAACCACAAGCCGGTCAACAATGACGATCTGCGGGTGGCGTTGCAGCTGCTAAAGCAGAACGCCATTACCGCCAACCTGTCGGAGGCGGACACCACGCTGCTGCGCAGCCGCATGGCCGCCAAACTGGACTTCTCCGCCCTCAAGGACAAGGTGGTGCCGATTGTCCGGCCGGACGACACCGCTACCGCTTGATGCCCCCGTAGGCCCTGCTGAGCGGCTTTGGTTTCCAGCCAAGCGCCAGAGCATCAATGCTGCTGCCGGTTTCATCAAACCAGGCCGTCAACAGCTCTGCCTGCTGCGCATCGGCTCGCACCTGCAGCTGGAGCTTTTGGTCCTGGGCCGCGGCGTCCGTGAAGAACTTGGCAGCTAACGCCAAGGCGTCAATGCGGTCATCAAACACCAGCGCCCCCCGCTCCACCGTGATGCGGCTCATCTGGTACAGCAGCGAGCGCTGATGACCGTTTTCCGGGTCGCGTTCCGCTTCGTGGTAGTCACGCCGGATCACGTCAGCGCTCACCACAAGGCGATGCTGCTGCACTAGGGGCGCCAAGGTATCGACGATGCGGCGTTCCTTCTGCTGGCTGACGCGCACCTCCTCGATGGCGCAGGGATGCAGCTTCGTCATTGCTGGCTGCAGCAAGGCGGTGAACATGCCATCACCCATGTTGGATTCAGCCACCACGGTGTTCACCTTCCACCGCTGCGCCTTTTCCGCCAGCAGCTGCAGCACTGCCGGCTCATAGCCGCGGGTGGTGCCACCGGATTCGAGCAGAAACAGGTTGCCGTTCAGTTCTGCCACCACGGCCCAGGCCAGTTCATCACTGCCGCGGCCGGAGGGGTCAATCGCCAGCACGCAGCGCCAGGTTTCAGCCTGCGGCACCCAGCCCTGCAGCAGCGCCGGGCGGTGGTAGTAACGATCAGCGCCGAGGCCCACGCACACCAGATCCGGGATGCGGTGCTCAGAAGACCAGCCAATCACCTCCGGCAGGGCCTTGGCATCGAGGTCCATCACGATCAGATCACCCAGCCGAATCGGGTAGCGATCGAGGGTGGAAAGGCGGCAGTTGAGTTGGAACTGCAGCTGCACCGAGGCCCGCGTCATGCGCATCTCGCGCTTCAGTAGCTCCTCATGGCCAAAACGTTCCGGGTCAGTCGGCTCGCCCGCTAGGGCCGTGTTCTCCTCCACGGCCGCGGCAATCGCTGGCGACAGGCTGCCTTCGTAGCAGTCCCATTCATCCGCAGCGGCTGGGTTGGGAAAGCGCGCTGGCCAAAAGCGGATGGCGTAGTTCCGCTCGCGCACCAGGCGGAGGTACAGCGAACTTTCCAGGTGAGGAGTGCCCAGATAGCGAATCTGCCTTGGAAACACCTGCCGCTGTCCTGCAGCGGTGAAATCACGCGGGGCATTGGCATCAAAGCCCGGATCATCCGGTTTGATGATCGCCTCCAATTCGGTGACGGCCTGTGCAAGCCGTTCCTGCTTGAGCGGTGTGATCGAGTTGTTAAGCGTTTCGATGTCATCCGGCAACGCCAGCGTGCAGCGTTTACCGGTGAGTGATGGGCTGAGGATTCCCACAGTGCGGACACTTGGGCTCTGGTCGATCACCGCCGGGCCTACATCAAAGGCCTTGATCGAGGAGCGGCCATCCGGTCGCGGCTCCAGACAACGCAGGATGTCCACATCGCGGATGCAGCGGGCCATGAAGGTGGCTACCTCCTCGGCCTTCTCGGCAGTGGCTGCAGGGATCAGCACCTTTTCGGTGAACGGGTCATGCCGCAACCGCCACAACGCATAGCCGCCTGACGCAAAGGATTTGCCCAGCCCCCGGTAGGCGGCAGTGATCGAGCGATCAGGGCCGACATCAAGCCATTCCGCCACCTCCAGCTGCCGCAGGGTGGGGGTATCAGCCAGGTTCAGCTCCCGCAGCAGGTAGCAGAGGAAATGCGGGAAGGGCCATAGCTCTGGCGGCAGCGGTTGCCAACTCACAGCAAAGCCCTCCCGCGATTAACGAGAGGGCTCTGCCCAACACCACCGGAACAAGAATGACCGGCAGCAGCTCCCAGCACCACCTGGGTGACCGTGCCCACCCTACACGGCCTCATAGGCCTCGTTCACGTCTGCGGTGGCTTGATCATCAGCCTGAAACTGACCGCGGCGTGTGCGGGCACGCTTGCGTGGTTCCGGCTCTGGTGTCGGCTCCGGTTCCGCCGCGGGCTCCGGCGTTTCGGCAGCAGCAGCAGCTCCTTCCACCGCTGCCAAGAAAGCGTCAGCTTGACGCCCCAGAGCCGCATCAAGTGCCTCCTGAGGAACATCAGAACCCCAGCCAATAAGGCCCAACCTGCTTCGTTCATCACTGGTGACGTATGGCACAACTGCAGGAGCGCAGAACAGATGAATTAAGCGTATCGAACTTGGCCAGCTAGGCCTCGTCTTCATCGCCAAACGCATCGCTGAACTGCTTGTCCAGATGGCCGCGGCGTTGTGCGCCACCTACGGCAGCCAGATCAGGGTTGATTCAGGAAATACTGCTCACCGGTGTGCGGGTCACGGACTCTGGCAACCAATCGCAGCCGCTTGGCTTGAAGCCGTTTGATGGCCGCTGAGCAATCGCTGCTGTGAATCCCCAAAGCGGCAGCCAGCGCCTTCTGGGTGACGCGCACCCTGCCGCTTCGCCAGTCGCAGTGAAGGATCAACGCCATCAACACGGCAATGTCCCTCGGCTGGACCTCACGGTTTCGCAGGGCGGCCAAAAGAGTGTCCTTGCTGTAGTCGGTGAACAGCATCACGAAGCCCTCCAGGCCACGGTCATTGCTCTGCATGGGTGGTGGTGTTGTGGTCCCCAGGAAGCGGGTTTGGACCCTGAGATGTCGAGCTAACGCTCTCCTGGTAGTACATGCGTGCCTACTAGGAGTTGCCTACTAGGAACCTAGTAGTTGCCTACTAGAACGCATGTACCACCCCAGTCATGCCAAGGCTTCTCAACCCCCAAAGTCTAACTCGACTTAGACATAGTAGGCAAAAAATCCAGTCCACCACTGACGAATCGAAAATCTCTCTGATCTCTCTTCTGGTAAGAGAAAAAACCCTTTGACGGCCCATGGCCAAACCGTAGCGACCCCAAAGCCATGCCACCCCCACACCCCCGCTCGTTCACCCGCATACCCGCAGAGCATTTCCCAGCTCCACCCCCTTCGTCCCCAGATCGCTAAAGCCCGGCGACGTCGTGGGCCCCTCGCTGCTGTTTCCCGTTTTTGGGTCGCGTGATTAGGGGGAGTCCCCACTGCGCGAGGCGGCCAGCCCCCCCGTAGCCCCCCCTTCGGTTCTGGGCCGCTGGGGCTGCCTGCCTGCCTGTCTGTCTGGCGGGGTCTGCCGCAGTTGAGCCAGCACCTGCCCGGCCCTGGCTGGCTTGTCTGCGGATTGCTGATCCGCTGGCGGCCGTCCTGATGGGCCTGCCCGCTCTGAGCCGCTGCAGGGCTGCCCTGGGGGCTGGCGGCGGCACTGACACCCGAGGCGAGCCGCAGGGGCCTTGCCGGGGCTGCTGGAGGCCTCTGGCGGCGCTCTGGCTGCGGGGTGCGTGTTTCCTCCGGCCGCCCCATCCAACAACGTTGCAACCACCGCAACCGATGGGCTACCCTCTGGGTTATCTGCAGCAATGCAGACCGAACACCACCACCGAAAACCGATGTTCACCACCATCACCACCGCGGCCGCGCTGTTGCTGGCGCTGCTGGCCGCTGCCGCTGTTCTGGTTTTGCTCTGGGCGACTGAGAGCCGCGAGCAGCGGGCCCGCCGCTGGCGGCGCCAGGGCCTCACGCAGCAGGCGATCGCCGACCGGCTGGGCTGCAGCCGCCGAACCGTGGGCCGATTGCTCACCGCTTGACCGATCGCCGCGGCCGGCCGGGGGCCGCACCCAACCCCGGCCACCGACACCGCCAACACCACTCAAGGACCGACCAATGACAGCCACCACCACCACACCCGCCGCACGGCTTGCCGCTGATTACGGGGTGACCGATGCCGCCGCCCTGGCGGTCGAGACTGCAGAGCAGCGCCGAGGCGATGGCCAGCTGGGCCGGCCGGGACGGCCGTTACAGCCACAGCGACACCGAAGCAATCCTCGAAGGCCACGGCGAGACGTTTGGCGCCTGGGTCCAGCACTGCGAGACGCCAGGGGCTGCCCGACGTGTACGACGCGGCCGAGCTGCTGATCTGGCTCGGCTACTGAAGCCCGCCGCGGCCTGCCGGCAGCCGCCAGCAATGCCGGCCACCAACACCACCAACACCGACCAATGACAACCACCACCACCCACCACCCTCGAACAAAGCGCCACCCAAAGCCAGCGCTACCGAGCTGGCCCGCTACGGGCTACGAAGGTAATTCCCGCAATGGCCCGCCAAGGCGCCTGACCTGATCCAGTGCGCCGATGCCGTTGCCGCCCGTATGGGCTGGAGCTTCTGCCACCGCTGACGAGCTGGCCCTTGTGGCCGTCGTCCGCGCCTACGTCAACGGGGAGGCCTGATCGATGGCCGCCGCCACCACACCCACCAAAACCGAGGAGCTCGCCGCTGTGCGGGCCCTCGCCGAGCGGCTGGGGCCACGCGGCTACCTGGGGCCTTGGCTCGCCGATGCGCTGCCCTGGCTCGCCGATCAGCTGCGCAGCGACTACATCCCGCAGCGGGCCCGGGCCATGGCCGAGGAAGCCGCTCGGGTGAAAGCTGAGGCCTGCTGCGATGCGATTCGCCATGCGGCAGACCGCACAGCTGGAGGCCCGCCGCCTGCTGGAGGGCGTCAGCACCAGGCCGAGCAGCTGAAGGCCCAGGCCGAAGCCGAAGCCGACAACATCCGCGGCCGGGCATGGAACGCCATCCGGCTGGCCACAAAGGAGCTGGAGCGATGAAAGAACCCAGGCCCAACCCATGGCCCGGCAACCCCAACGCCTACCCGTGCCCCTGGGGCTGCAACGGGACCGGCTCGATGCCGTGGTTCAGCCACATTCAGGGCGGAGTGTGCTTCAGCTGCCACGGCGAGGGTTGGATCCTCGGCCGCGGCAACCGGCCCGCACCGGTGAAGCGCAGCACCACCAGCACCACCAGGGGCCGCCGATGGCGCCGCGAGGGCGGCCGGATCGTGCCGGCGCGACGACAGCCCGCAGGCCCCGGCCCCTTCCCTGCTGCCCTTACAGCAGCACCAACACCACCAACACCACGCAACCAATGACAACCACCACCAAGCCCCGGAGGGGCGCAAGACCTACGACGGACCCACGCCAGAAGAGAAGCTGGCGGCCGATCTGATCGCCCTGATGGAGCAGGGCGTCAACCCATGGCGCCGGCCCTGGGCTGGCCACCAGGGCGAACACCGCAACTTGCTGACCGGCCACACCTACTACCGGCGGGAACCCGCTCCTACTGGAGGTCGGCAACCTCAGCCGGGGCAACACCCTGCCGCTTGTGGATGGGCGCCGGCCAGGCCAAGGCCAACGGCTGGATGCCAGCCAAGGGCAGCAAGGCGGCCCGCATCGCGCAGCCGCGGCCCGTGGCCTTCGAGGATCCCGACAACGCCCAGCCGGGCGAGATCAGCAGCAGGGCCCGGAGCTTCACCGTGTTTCGCCTTGTGCCGGTGTTCAATGCCGCCGACCTGGTTAGGCGTTGACGACGACAGCGCCGCGGCCCTGGCCCGCCGCATCGATGCCGCTACCGGCGACATCCAGCAACGGCCCGAGCCGGAGCGCCTGAGCCCACGCCGAGGACGCGCTGACGGCCTGGGAGGTGAAGGCCCAGATCGGCGGCGCGCTGGCCTGCTACAGCGTCGCCCACGACCGGATCAGCCTCCCCGAGCCGCGGGCCTTCGAGAGCCGCGAACACTTCGCCGCAACGTGGGCCCATGAAGCGATCCACAGCACCGGCCACAAAGACCGGCTAGCCCGGAACATGGGCGGCGCCATGGGGTCGCCCTCCTACGCCCGCGAGGAGCGGTAGCCGAGATGGGGAGCGCCATCCTCTGCCGCCGGCTGCAGATCGGCTCAGAGCTGCAGGATCACGCCTGCTACCTAGGGCATTGGGTCCAGGTGCTCAAGGAGGAGCCGCGGGCCCTGCTGCAGGCGCTGGGGGCTGCCAAGAAGGCGGCCGATCTTGATCGCCCCGGAAGCCGCAACGGAGAAGGCTGGCGATGGCCACCGCCAACCCCGAAATCGGCGCCAACCCCGAAATCGGCGCCAACCCCGAAAACCGGCGCCATCCTCACCGGCGCCACGAGTGCGCTGGGGCCTGAGGTCAGTGGCTGGAGGCTTACCCCTCCGGCCCTGGCCGGGCCATCCTCGACCAGGCCGACCGGCTGGGGCTGCTGCCACCGGGCCGGGTGCTGTGGATCTTGCAGGAACACCGCATCCATCCGCGCCGCTACAGCAACGCCTTAGAACGCTGCCGCCAGGCCGGCCACCCAGTGGAGCCGATGCGCCACGCCGGGCAGCTGGTGGCCTGGCTCGGCTACTGATCGACGGACTGCGGGCCCTCCATGGGCCCCCCTTTTTACCCTTTTGTTCTGCACCCATGCACACCTTGTCCGCTGTCTTCTGCGCCGCTGCTACCGGCTTTTGCTGGTGGGCGCTGACGCTTCCTGTTCCCCACTGTGCTGCACCTTTGCAGCAACCCTCAACGCCCGCGCCAATGGTGCGGGCCATGCCTACGACCTTCCCGGACCGTGATGCGACTGACCCTCTCGATCGAATCCGCTCAGCTGCGTGGCTGTTGATCGCGCCGTGCGTCAGCAGCTCCGGTTGCTGCGCTCACAGCTTGATCAGCAGGTGCAAAGCCTGCCACCAGGTAATGACGCCTGGGCCGACACCAGCGAAGAGCTGCAAGCGCTTTCAGCCGCTCAGCTGACGTTTGAAAACGCCTTGTTAGAGGGTGGCGCATGACGACCGCCGACGAACTGCAACGTCTTGCCGGCTTGGCTGGCGCCTTGCGCCACGCCGGCCGGCCTATTCCGATCGGCGCCCTGGAGGTGCTGCTGGCGGTGGGTGCCGGGGTGGACAGCGCCACCGATCTGGTGGCCGCGATGTCCTGCCACGGTGCCCCGGTTGAAAAGGCGCGTGGAAGCCGGCCTGCTGAGCCTGTTGCGGGGCCGAGCCCGCTGCACAACACTGGGCCATGCTCGGGTCGAGTCGCCGATGCCGCCGTGGCGCCGACGCGGCCGCATCCTGCACCGCCGCGGCCAGCAGGTGCTGTTGAGTGCACGCCGGGCGCAACTTGCTCCACAATCATTTGCAGAACATGCGTACTACAGTCCGAGTAGTCGATGGCTGCACATCCGAGGAGAAAACGCCATGAGCCTCACGCTGATTGGCCTGGCCGCATGGCCCCAGGGCCCTCGTCAGGGCAAGAAGGACCTCTCCGCACCTTGAGCGGATCGGCAGCGATCGGCGTTCTTGCCGCTGCACAGGTGCCAGACTCCTAGTAGTCACAGGAGGCACGTCCGATGGATCTGGGTGAGCTGGAGCGGGGTCTGGCTGCTTTTGCGGTGCTGTCGCCGACTGCGTTTCCAGTGCATCACGCGCAGGTCTTCCTCGCTCGACAGCCTGACAGAGGGCCGCTCACCTACCGAGCCCATCGAGGAGGCCCTTGAGCCTGGACAACGGCACGTGTGTCCCGCGTCTGCGCCCGTGCTCGGCTCCGAGCACTCGGCGCGGCTACCCAGGCCACGGCCTGGTGGAGACCTGACCGCGACCCAGTGGGAGGGCCGCCGCTTCCTCGGTGCGATCGACCGCCAAGGGCCGCGCCATGGTGCGCCAGCTGCAGAAGCTGTGAGCGATCTGAACCAACACCACCAACACCACCACCATGACCAGACCACAGGGCGGCTCTGTCCGCAAAGCTGCCGATGGCAGCCGGAGCGCCGACGTGTCCGTTGAGCACTGGCGTGCGGCGCACCGGCAAGTGCCGGACCAACGCCGAGGGCCTGGCCCGCAAGCGTGAGCTGCTGGAGCAGCTGCTCAACTCGCAACGCCTCGCCGGTTGGCGCCTGGCCTGTTCTCCCTGCATCAGGCCAGGGCCCTGAGCCTGCGGATCCGCTGGAGTGGCCGGGCCTATGAGCGGACGGCTGCGATCTACAGCCAAGCGGTGCTCGATCACTTCGGTAGCGATTTCCCGGTGCAGGAGATCACCGCGCCCCTGGTTGACGGCTGGCGCCAGCAGCTGCTGGCCCAGGGCAACCGCCGGCACGGTCAACATGAAGGTGTCGGCCCTGCGCTCGATGCTGGCCGATGCTCACCTCCATGGGCATCTGGCAGCGGTGCCCACCATGCCCCGCCAGCTGCGGCTGGCCAACACCAAGGACCGGGTGTTCAGCGATGACGAGCGCGACCTGCTTCTGCCGGTTGCTGGTGCAACGCGGTGAACCCGCCGCGGCCGACCTGCTGGTGTTCCTGCTGGAGACCGCCTGCCGGTGGGGTGAAGCGGAACGCCTGAAGGGCGGCGATGTGGACCTGGCGGCCGGTCGGGTGACGTCCTGGCTACCAAGAACGGCAAGCCCCGCTCAGTGCCGCTGACCCGCCGTGCCATGGATGCCATCGCACCGCATCTGCCAGCGGTGCAGACCCATCGGGTGTGGCCCTATGCCTACTGGCAGTTCAAGCGCCTGTTTGAGCAGGTGAAGGCCGCGGCCGGCATCGACGACCCGGCGCTGACGATCCACACCACCCGCCATACGTGCGCCAGCAAGCTGGCCAGCCGGGGCATCCCACTGCATCAGCTGATGGCCTACGGAGGGTGGACCTCCCTGGCTTCAGTGCAGCGCTACCTGCACCTGCACACACGACGCCTTGGCCAGCTGCGTGGCCGCGTTGGAGGCGTAAAGTACATGCGTGCACCGGATCCAAAAAACTGCCGCAGCTTTCCGCAGTCTGCGGAGTTCGGCAGTCGGGTAAATCCCGAGATCCGTTGGCATCGACTGGGCGGGGGCATGGCGAAACGGGAGACGCAGCGGACTTAAAAACCGTTTCGCACATCTGAACATCTGCAGAGCAAAGGCCATGACTCGCTTTGCGGGTTCATGGCCCACCTCTGCAGGTATGCGGTGGAATAGGTGCCGTAAAGCCCCTGCAACTGCCGCAAAATGTCGTTTTGCGTTTCATCCACCCCGGTGGACGAACAGCGTCAGCGTCAGCAACGGGAGTTTGAACGGGCCCAACATCGAGCGATCAACAGCCGGGCCGAGCTGGTCGCCACAGGCCGCGAGGCGCTGACCGAACACGGCCGGCAACTGCTCGGTCGGAAAACGCCGAGCGGGTGACCGTGGCCCTGGGCCTGCTGCTAGAGGAGCTGCTGGCCAACCCGCACAAGGGCGGCGCGGCATCTGAGCTGCTGGCCGCTGCTGCTGCTGGTGCAACCGCGGCCCCAGGTCGGTGGTGCTGGTGGCGCTGTCGGCCCTGCTCGACAGCCATCAGCCAGGCGCGACACCGAGCGAATCGGTGGCCAATGCCATCGGCCGGGCAGTGGAACAGGAGGTGCGGGCCCAGCGGGTGGAGGCCAACCGCTCAGCCGCGCTTGCTACGTTTGCTGCGTGCGCCGCCTCGGGTGCGCGCCATGGCCAGCCCGAAGGTGCTCCGGGCACTGCAGCTCGATCCCAGCAGCCTGGGAACCAGCCCAACGGCGATGAGGTGGGCCTGCTGTTGCTGGAGCTGATCAGCACCAGCACCAGCCTCTGGTGACGCTGTCGCGCACCGCTCGGGCCGTCGGCGCCAGGCTGGTGGAGCCCAGCGAGGCGACGCAGCCAGCTGTTGCGCGAGGGCCATGCCGCAGCGCCTGCAAGCCGCGCCAGCTGGCTGCAGCTGGTGCAGCCGCTGGACTGGGAGGGGATGCGCAGCGGCGGCGGACACCTGGGCAACGCCGAGCCGCTGGTGCGCAGCGCGGCCGGCCACGACCTCGAGCTACCTCACGCCTCGAGGTGCTGGCGCCCGGCTGCCGGACGTGGTGAACGCCATCGCAGCGCCAGCAGCTGGAGATCGACCCGTGGATGGTGAGCCATCCAGCGGCAGGCCTGGGACGGCAGGCATCGAGGGCCTGTTCACGGTGCCTCGCGCCACCACCAAGCGCAGGCGAGGAGCCGCGAGCGGGTGCAGATTGAAGCCAGGCCTGCGGGAGTGCGAGGAGCTGGCCGGCCGGCCGGTGTGGTTCAGCTATTGCCTGGACTTTCGCGGCCGGCTCTACAGCCGCCAACCGCTATGCCACCCACCAGGGCCCCGACCACCAGAAAGGCCTGCGTGCTGTTCGGCCGTGGTGAACCGCTGCAGCGTGGAGGCGCTTCGAGTGGTTGCTGAAGGCCGCGGCGGGCCACTGGGGACTGCGCAGGCAGCTGGGCTGAGCGGCTGCGGTGGGGCCGCGAACGCCTGCAGGACATGGCCGCCGCTGGTGGCTGCGCCGCTGGAGCAGGTGGGCTGTGGCGCCAGGCCAAAGACCCCTGGCAGTTCCTGCAGCTGTGCCGTGCCATCCAGCAGCAGGTCGAAGACCCCAGCAGCGCCTGCCGGGTGCCGGTGCGGTTCGATCAGACCTGCTCAGGCGTTGGGCATCGCCGCGGCCTTGATGCGTGATCGCCAGCTGGCAAGGCTCACCAACATCTGCGGCACCACCCGCCGCGATCTCTATGGCCATGTGGCAGAGAAGCTGTCTGCCCTGCTGGAACGTGACCTGCACGCCGGGCCGTTGAAACATGGCGGCTGGGCTGAGTTCTGGCTTGGCGCTGGGCGTCGATCGCACGATCACCAAGGCGCCGGTGATGAGCACCTGCTACGGCAGCCAGTACATGGGCCACGTTGAGCAGCTGGATGGCGGTGCTGGAGGAGCGCAAGGCGCGGCTGCCGGTGCAGCACTGGGAATGGGCTTACGTGAAACCGGCGCAGTACCTGGCCAAGCGGCTGAAGACAGTGCTCGATGAGGACATGGCCAGCTGTGTGCAGCTGCGGGCCTGGATCAGTGGCACCTGCCGGTTGGTGGTGCGCAAGGAGCGCAAGTTGCGCTGGATTGGTCCGATGGATTTCCCGGTGGAGCTGGGCCGCCAGCACGACCAACGCCAGGCCGTGAACAGCCTCACCCGTGGCCGGCGGCGGTGGCAGGCCGCCACCAATGCGGTGACAGCAGACGGCCTGAGCGCCTCGGCCACCAACCGCTCGATCACCGCCAACGTCATCCACAGCTTTGACGCGGCCTTCTGCCATGCCGTCATCTGCGCAGCTGCAGACCACGGCATTGACGTGCTGACGAATCACGACTGCTTTGCCGTGACTCCTAGTAATGCAGGCTGGTTGCATCACACGCTGCTCGACCTGATGCGCAGCACCTACGCTGCTGATTGGCTGGATGACGTGGCAAGGCAGATACGCTGCAGCAACAGGGATCTGGCAATCACTGCACCGCCAATGGTGGGGGATCTCGTGCCCCGGCGAGATCGGCCAAAACCCGATGCTGTTTTCCTAGGAGGCTTGCGGCCAACGTCCGATGGCTCTAGGGTCAATGTGCTGCATACATGCAGCTCTTTGACAGCTCGTTTGACATGGCACGCGAATTGATGACCACCCCAGCAGGCCTGGCCTACTGGGCAAAGGTGTTTGACCCTGAAGAAAACCGCCTCGATCCCGGCAAGCCACGGTCTTGGTCGGTGTCCCTTGCCTTAAAGCAAGACAGCAACGAAGCGGTGCAGCTGATGCAGCAGATCGAGGAGGCGTTCTTCTCGATTCATGGCCAAGGCGCCAAGCCATCCAAAAACGGTTGGCCATTTGTGGATCAGACCGACAAGGACGACAACCGCACCGGGCTGGTGGAGTTCCGCTTCAAGAAGAACGAAACCACCCGCAAGGGCAACACCCTGCACGCCGCCGGCCGTCTACGACGCCAAGAAAGGCGCCGTGGCCAGCAGGAACCCTGATCGGCAACGGCAGCACCATCAAGGTGGCCTTCTCGGCCTGGGGCTGGGAAGACATGACCGGCCGCAAGGAGGCATCAGCCTCAGCCTGGAGGCGTTGCAGGTGCTGGATCTGGTGCCCTACGAGGGCAAGGATCCGCGCGATGCTTTTGACGAGGAGGAGGGCTACGTGGCTGACACCAAGGCCGCTGCGGCTTTCCCGGAGCAGCAGCAGGAGGAAGAGGCGCTGACACCAAGCCAGCGGCATCCAGCAGCGTGCCGCTGCAGTGCCGAGGTTGAACGCAAACCTCGACGACGACGACGAAGAGTCGCCTTTCTGATGCGTACCGCCGACTTCGATGCTCCGCGTTCCGCTGATGTCCAAGGCCCGGCCACGCATCGGCCCCTGGTGGCGGCAGGCCCTACATGCCGGCCGCCTACATGCAGTGGAAGGCCAACGTGCGGCCATCCTTGCCGAGTGGTGGACTGTGCCGCCGCTGGAGCAGGTGAATTGCCTGGTGCTGGTGTTTCGGGGCCCTGCCCGTGGCGACCTCGACAACCTGGCTGGCGCGGTGCTCTGATGCCGGCAACGCCTTGATCTGGAACGACGACCGGGTGGGCGTGGTGCCCACCCTCGCCTTGCGCTGGAGAAAGGCATCCAAGAACGACCAATCCATCTACATGAAGGTGATCTGGGAATGACACTTGCACCAGTCAATGAAGCAATCGTCATCACGCAGTATCAGGTACTGCTGGACGACATTGAAGAAGCCAAAAAAGCTGCCGTTCCTTCGTTTCGAGTATTGAGACGAAGGAGGGTGACAAGGCAGCCCGCAGCTACATCTTTCAACTGCGAAAGTTCCGAGCGAAGATTGAATCAGCGCGTAAGGATGCCAAGAGCTACGCCTTGGCTTACGGCAAGCGCGTCGATGAGCAGGCAAAAGAGCTGAGCTATCAGGTTGATGCCCTCATCCAGCCCCACCAAGAGCAGCTGGAAGCCATCGCCCGACGCGAGGCCGAGCGAATCGGGGAACATCAGCGCGTTCTTGATTGGGCCACCAACATCGGCATCGTTGGGTTTGGCGAGGGCTCGCCCAAAATCCAAGACCGGCTTGACGCGCTGGACGAGATCAGCCTTGAAGGCCTCAAGGAGTTCACCGAGAAGGTGGCAGCCGCCATCGTTGCTTCCCGCAAGGCCCTGCAGCAGGCGCTGAGCCAGGCGCTGGCAGCGGAGGAGCAAGCGAGGAAGAACTGGCACGCCTTAAGGCTGCAGGAGAAGGAGCGCGAGGCCAAAGAGAAGGAGGAGCGCACGAGGCGCGAGGCCCAGAGGAGAAAGCCGATGCTGAAGCGGCGATGGCAGCAGCCGATGCCATTGCCGCGGCTGAACGCAGGGCTGCCGAGGCCGAAGCCGAGGCCCGCGAAGGCAGAGGCGAAGGTTGCTCAGCGAAAGCCGGCGGCTCGGGCAAGAGTGAAACCTGCTCAACCAGCTGCGTCCGCCAAGCAAAATGATTTAGGCGCTAGCGCTTTACCAGTCCTAACGAATGTGCTTTGCGAGCGGATTCTTTGAAGATTAACGACTGGGACCGCAAACAAGTTGCAACTGCAATCGTCTGCGAACAGCTTCATCCGGCTGTCCGCGTTGACTGGGGAGGCGGTCGCATGAAATGCCCCTACTGCGGCGCGATATGAAAGCCGGGTGAGCGACACCCGGACACGGCCCGAAGCTGATCTCCGCTATCGGCGCTGCGCCCATTGCGGCAAAGCGTTCACCACCTTGGAAACGGTCTGCGTTTACGCCGGCCGTGGCCGTGGTTTTGTGGCGGATCAGATCGACACAGCACAGGACTTCGGCCCGCCGCTGCAGGTGGTGCCGGATCCGGTGCCTGCTGCTGCCAAAGCCAAACCCACAGCTCGCTATGTGGCAGCGCTCAACACGGAATCGCTGGCTGCCGTATCGCCTGATGTGCAGTTGCTGCTTGTCGAATGGTGGAATGTGGCGCGGCGCTCCAAGCACGGCCAGAAAGCCACCTGGACTGAGGCGGCCTGGAAAGCCAGCGTCGGCCGCGTTGCAGCGCTGCCAATCGAGCAGCAGCTTGCCCTGGCGGCGGCTGGCGTTGAGCACGGCTGGCAGGCGCTGAAGATCGACTACCTCGACAACGGCAGCGCACGAGACTGCAGCGTTGCCCACCGCCACCGGCCGTCCCATGCCAAAGGATCCGGCCATGCTCGGCCGCGTTGGATCAATGGCCAGCCTGACCCCTGAGACATTCCTGGCTGTTGCCGAGATGGTGGCCGGCCATCTGCGGATCAAGGAATCCGACCGCTGGAGCCCGCATGTGTGCCGGCTGAAGTTTCACAGCTTCACCACGGAGTTTCCCGAGGTGAATGAATGGCAGTTCACGTGGGCTGCGGAGCAGTGGATTCAGGGTCTGGCCCCTGGCTTTACCCGCTACCCCACGTGGAAGGAGCTGATGGCACCGCTGTATCGCACAGAGAACGGCTGGGCGAATCGCAGCTGGGGCTTCCGCTCAGGCCTGCCCCCGTATGTGGCCCCAACTGTTGGCCAGCTGGCGATGCTGCCCAGCGCTTCCCGCTCGATTGCGCCAAGCGCGGATGCAGTCAACGCAGATGCCTATGCGCTGTTTGAGTCGGATGAATTGCCAGCGCTGCCACCTGGGCCAGATCACGGCCCACCGCTGACGCCAGCGCGATGGACGAGTACCTGGCCTGGGTGGCCGCGAGGAGGCCAATGGAGCAACTGTTTGACAGAAGCGCCGTGCAAGGAATCCTTGAGCGCGGCTTGCTCAAGCGGCAAGTGGAGCGTCCTGCAATTCAACAAGACAGGCCGCGATGTGGTGCTACCAACCAAGCAATTTTTGCTTGATCACCCTGAGTTTCAAGACATGGAGTTCAGAGACATAGCGGCATTTCGAAGGATTCACAAATGAGCTGGGATTGCTTTCGCAAAGGGCAAGAGGTGCGCATCCGCTCCAGCGGCGGCTGGATGCGTGCTCACGTCACCGACGTGCATAGCGACTCCGTTTCGGCTGTTGTCACGCGAGGCGCCACGGGAAAAGTTGGTACGAGTTTCTGATTTACGCAACATCACCCCATGGAAACCAAACGACAAGAGCAGCAGCTTGAAGTCAGCCGATCAGCGGTTAATCGACTGGTGAGCCACGGCAACAAGCACCGCAACGACTGCGTAGAAGGCAGCTATTCAGCCGGCTATTGGGACGGCTACATCCGCGCTTTACAACACGTTCTGGAGGCTGAAAACGAATGACCTGGAATCCAAGGGTCAAGCTGGGATGAGCTTGCCCCGAGAACCCGACCTAGGCAGCGGCATCAGCCGGCCAACTGGTCGCTGCCGCACCCGTAAGTACCGCGTTCGCGTTTTCAATCACGGCGCCAGGCCGCTGCTTGTGCAGATGCAGGCCGAGAACAAACGATCTGCCTTGAAGTACGCCGCCAACCGCTGGCCTGGTGCCGTGGTGGAGGTGGTGGATTGAAACTCCTAATCGACACCGAGGTGTATCTCTATCGCGCTGCATCCGGCTGCGAGATCGAGGTGAATGGGCGCCGGATGACTGGTCCTACCTCTGTCGTCATGGCGACGCCCAGGCAGTTCTGCAGGACACCATCAACGAGTTCCGCGACATCTGCCCGGACCATCAGCCGGTGCTGGTGTTTGGCGATCGGGCCAGCTTCCGCTACGGCATCTGGCCCACCTACAAGGCCAACCGCAAGAAGTACGCAAGCCAGCTGGCTACCGGCAGCTGGTGGAGTGGGTGGAGAAGGTGGCCCCGCGCCCGCGGTTGGCAGGTGGAGCGGCTGCCGGATGTGGAGGGTGACGACGTGCTGGGTATCCTCTGCGAAGAAGGCGACGTGATCGCCAGTATCGACAAGGATCTGCTCACCATTCCAGGGCTGCACCTGCGTGATGGTGGGCTGATTGATGTGAGCCGAGAGGACGCTGATCGAGCGTTCTTCACTCAGGTGCTGACTGGTGACGCCAGCGACAACTACCCCGGCTGCCCCAGCTATGGGCCGGTGACCGCAGCCAAGGCCCTGGCCGGCTGGAAAACGGAAGCCGATTTCTGGAGAGAAGTGGTGAACTGCTACATCCTCGAGGGGCCGTTTGCAGATCGCCAACAGGCCGAGGCCCATGCGCTCACCCAGGCCCGCTGCGCCCGGATCCTCAGGGCTGGCGAATACGACCTGGCAGCCGGCACTCCTCTGCTTGGAACCCTCCGGTAACCTGAGCATGTCTGCATCAATGCAGTGCTACACCCTCTGGTCACGGATGAATTGTTTGCAGCGCCTGCAGGACGTGTTTCCTGTAGCGGCATCGCGCAGCATGACCATTCGTGAACTTGATCACCTGATTGGTCAACAGGGAGTGATCACCTACCTGCAGAGGTTGGCCGAAGGAGAAGGGCGTCCCGTTCAACGTGGAGGACCTCTGATGTGTTTCGGAGGGCGGCAGCCTGGCAACAATCACGATGCCGGACACCGGGGCCTACGACCGCATGGCCCAGATGCAGTTCGATGCAATCCGGCAGACCCAGGACGGCGCCGCACGGATCAAGCAGGCCGAGCTGAACCGTGTGACCGCCGATCAGCAGGAGGTGCTGCAACAGCTGCGGGATGTCACAACCCGCAGCGCCAACGATACCGCAGCCAACGCCGCACGGATGGCGGCATTGATCGGCACACCGCCACCGGAAAAGACGGCAACGGCCCCGTGATCGGCAGCGATCGCGCTGAGAAAAGCCAGGCCGCTGGCAAGCGTGGTCTGCGAATTGACCGCGCCACAGCCAGCACGTCCGCTGCTGGCAGCGGCCTCAACATTTCCACTGGAGGTATTGATCATGTGCTTCGGCAGTCGTCCATCGCCGCCGCAGGTGGTGTATCAGGGCCCAAGCGAGGAAGAGATGGCTGCCGACCGAGCAGCCATCGAGAGCTATCGGCAGGCCTCCCTCCAGCAACAGCAGCAGTTTGCTGATCAGCTGCAGCAGCAGATCGACCGCGCCAACGCCCAGATGGAGGAACAGCGCGGCCGGCTGCAGAGCGAACAACAGGCGGCGATGGCGCAGGCGGCAGCGCAGCAGCAGGGTTCCTGACGCCGTGACCACTGCTCAGGCTGAGCCGGTGGCGGCGATGACCACCACAGAGGTCAAGGCCAAAACCAAGGACAAGGCCAGCCTCAAGATTGCGCCAGGTGCCACGGCTGCCGCCAGCGGTGCCGGCTTGAACATCGGGGTCTGGATGAGCTGCGAACGCGACTACCGGCAGCTAGAAAGCGACCGGAATAACGACCTCGATCGGGCCCGCACCGCTGCCCGCTACACGCTGCCGTACCTGATTCCGCTGAGCGACACCTACACGCCGGGGCAGAACGAGCAGCACTCGCTGCCCTGGAACGGCATTGGCGCCAGGGGCGTTCACAACATCACCAGTCGGCTGACGCTGGCGTTGTTGCCGCCAACGGAGACGTTCTTCCGCTTCACGATCGACGAGATCGAGATGGCCCAGCAGGAGCAGCAGCTGTTGGCCGCTGGCGTGGATCAGAACAAGCTGGCGCAGCAGAAAAGTCAGTTCGATCTCGACTTGGCAAAGCTGGAGCGAGCGGTGTTGCGCAGCATCGAAACCAGCAACGATCGCGTTGCAGTTCACGAGATGCTGATGCACCTGATCGTGGGCGGCAATGCGCTGCTCTACGTCTCTGAGAAGGGGCTGCGCTGCTACCACCTGGATCGCTATGTGGTGCGCCGCGACCCGATGGGCAACCCGCTGCAGGTGGTTGTCTGCGAGGAGCTGAACGTTGACAACCTGCCTGACCGGGTGAAGGCCATTGTCGATGACGATGAGGGTCGCACGGCTGGCATGGCCGATGACGAGGACAACAAGGATGAGCAGTGCCGATTACGACCGCACGGCTGAAGCTTTGCACCTGTGTGGAGTGGGGAAGACCAGAAGGTGGTCTGGTATCAGGAGGTGAAAGGCCAGGAGATCCCTGGCACCCGAGGCACTGCGAGCAGGCCGGTGAATCACCGTGGCCTGCCGCTGCGGATGTACCGCATCGACGGCCACCACTACAGCCCCGGCTACATCGAGGCCGCTTGCCTGGCGGATCTGCAGACCGCTGAAGCCTTGAGCCAGGCGATTGCCGAGGGTGCGCTGGTGAGCGCCCAGGTGAAGCATCTGGTCAACCCCGCTGGCATCGCCAACCCCAAAAAGCTGGCCGAGGCGCCCAACGGCGCTTTTCTGCCTGGCACGGAAAAGGATGTGTTCACCATTCAGGTGAACAAGGCCGACGATACTGCGGGTGGCGATGGAGGGCCTGGCACGCATTGAGGCCCGGCTGGCGCAGGCGTTCATGCTGGCTGATGTGCGCGACAGCGAACGCACCACCGCCGAGGAGGTGCGGCTGCACGCCCTGCAGATCGAGAACAGCCTTGGGTCGATCTACTCGATCCTTACCACCGAGTTTCAGCAGCCCTATGTGGCCAGAAAGCTGGCCTTGCTGCTGGCGGGCCGGCAGGCTGCCGAAACTGCGCCGACATGGGCGGGAGCCGGTGGTGAGCGTCTGGCCTGGCTGCCGTGGGGCCGTGGGAACGACTTGGAGAAGTCCGGCCAGGTTCATGGGGATCCTGCAGCAGAGCATCGGCCCCGAGGGCATCGCCACCGACGCGATGCCGGCTGAGTCTGATTCGGCCGGCTGGCCGCTTCCATGGGCATGGACATCATCGGTTTGGTCAAGACCCTGATGAGCAGCTGGCGGCTGAGCAGCAGCAGCAGCAGCAAATGGCCATGGCACGGCAGGCGATGGCGGCCGGCATGGCTGACCGACAGGCCGGCCACGGCCGCGGCCATCGGCCAGGAGATGGCGGCGCCACCGCCTGAACAGCAACCCACTGACCAACCACCTGAACAACCCACCGCATGACAACCACACCCAGCACAGGAGACCTGCAGGCCATGGTCTGGCCCTGGCCAGCAGGACGTATTTGATCAGTTCCTCTCGGAGCTCGACGGGCAGGCCAAGGAGATTGCTGAACGCTGCAGCAGCGCCGGCAGCGGATGGCGAATCCAAGCTGCTGGCCGGCAAGTTCAAGTCGGCGGAGGATCTGGAGAAGTCCTACCTGGAGTTGCAGAGGAAGCTGGTGAACGGCCGCAGCCGGCGCCTGAACCCGCTGCCCCCTCAGCCGTGAAGACGCGGTGGGTCACTACGGCGAGTCGATCGTCGCCGCCGCCGAGGAGGCCGGCATTGATCTGGGCGCCTGGGACAAGGCGGTGAAGGCCGGGCAGGACACTGCTGAGCAGCGGCAGAAACTGGCAGAGCAGACCGGCATCCCCACCCAGCTGATCGAGCAGTACGAGGCGGCGTTCCGGCCCAAGGCCAACGATCCGAAATTGCCGGACAGATCCAGCCGGCCTCAGCGATACGGACGTGTCCGAACTGAAGGCGCTGGTGGGCGGCGAGCAGGAGTTCACCAGGCTCAGCCAGTGGGCCGTGGCCAACATGGCCGCTGACGAGCTGGCCGACTACAACGCCGCCGTGGACAGCGGCAACAAGGCGGCGGTGCGGCTGGCATTGCGGGCGATGCAGGCGCGAGCCAACGTCAAACCACAGGGTGAACCCGAGCTGATTGGCGGCGGCAAGCCAGCGCAAGCGCGATGCGTTTAAGAGCCAGGCCGAAATGCTGGAAGCGATGCGCAAGACCAACAGCAAAGGGCAGCGGCTCTATAACACCGATCCGAAGTACCAGAAGTGGTTTGAGCAAACCCTTGCCAGATCCAACTATTAGGGATAATGAGGCTCAAGAGTTGAACTGCACGGGTGCAGTTGAACGGGCCGCCTTTGGGCGACACCCCGTTTCAGCACAGCCATGAGGCAGGGGCTCGCAGTCCTTTCCTTCAATGTCCACCCTTACCAACCTTGACCGTCTTGGTCAGATCAGGAACCGGCCGGCGAAGTTGACGCCCTGCTTCCTCAAGCTCGGCATGGCCGAGGTGCTCGATGCGTTTGACCGCAACTGCGTGTTCAAGGGCAAGGTCAAAGAGCGCAACATCCGTGGCGGCAAATCTGCTGCGTTTCAGATCACCGGCCGCACCACCGCTGGCGTACCACATCCCCGGCACGCCGATCCTTGGCGACACCAGCATTGCTGGCGTTTCAGCGATCGCAACGAGCGGATCATCAACCTGGACGGCCTGCTGGTCGCCAGCGAGGTGATCTACGAGCTGGACGAGCTGATGAATTACGTGGATGTCAGCGCCAGGACACCACGCATCAGCTGGGCCAAGCCCTGGCGCGTGAGTGGGACATGCGCTGCGCCCGTGTTCTCGATGGCGCAGCCAAGAACACCACCGAGCCGCTGAGCTGCCAGCTGGCGCCACGGTGACCGGCTCGATCAGCACCACCGCTGCTGACCGTCACGGCGGTGGGCAGTGGCCGGCTGTCGCCAGGCATGACGATCAGTAGGCAGCGGCGTCGACCGCTGGCACGCACGATCGTGAACCAGCTGACCCAGACCAATAACGACGCGGCCGGGCCTGCGCGGCACCTACACGGTGTCGGCGTCGCAGACTGCCGGCAGCACCACGATCACCGCCACCGGCGGCCCGAACGCCGGCCGCATTGGTCAGACGCGAAACCTTGAGCAACGGCTATTGGGCGGCCACTCAGGAACGCCAAGGGGGATGAGCTGATCGCCATGATCAGCAGCCTCAAGGTGAAGATGCAGCAGAAGGACGTCCCTGTGGACGACATGATCTTCGTGACTGCGTCCCGAGGAGTACGACCTGCTGCTGGATTCCAGCCGCGCCATCAACGCCGACTTCAACGGCCGCACTGGCGACCAACGGCGGCTTTGGCGAAGCGGTCGCATCCTGCGCGTGAAGGGGATCCCTGTGATCTGGAGCAACCACGTCTCCCAGCCGGCCTACGTCAACAACGCCACCTACGACAAGAACTCTGACTATCAGCAGGACTTGTCGAAGTGCCGTGGGATCATGTTCCACCGTGATGCCATTGGCGTGCTGACGCTGCGCGACATCGGATTGCAGATCACCCCTCCTGGCGGTGATTTCAATGTGATGTACCAAGCGTCCCTGTTTGTGGCTCGCATGGCCATCGGCATGAGCGTGCTCCGCTCTGAGTGTGCTGGCGTAATTGAGACTCCCGTAACCTGGCAAAGGAGTGGTTCCCGCGGCCCCCACCTGTGTTCCGGGTGGGGGCTTTTTCATGGCACCGGTAGCATGAGGGCATCACCCGTGCAGAACAGTTGTGGGCATCGCCAACCAGGCCGTCACCCCTGGACGCACCACGCTGTTGGAAGCGGTCAACACCTTGCTGTCGGTGATCGGCGAGCAGCCGGTCAACAGCATCGACACCCAGCAGATCGTGGAAGCCAGCTGGGCTGAGCGCACCCTGCTGGAGTTCCACAAGGAAGGACAGACCCGCGGCTGGAGCTGGAACAGCGAGCTGGCCTATGAGTTTGCCAAGGACAACGCCGGCCGGATCACGGTGCCGACCAACCTGATCAGCTTTGCCCCAGATGCCTACGAATGGGCAGGGCGGTTCCAGCTTCGCGGGCAGAAGGTTTACGACCGCGACCAGCGCAGCTACACGCTTGGCGCTGATGTGGCCACGCTCAAGGCTGATGTGGTGTGGCTGCTGAGCTGGACGAATCGCCCGAGGTGTTCAACCGCTGGGTGACCATCCGCTCAGCGCGGGTGTTCCTCGGCCGGGCGCCGGGGGACAGCAACAACTTCCGCTATACGGCGATGGATGAGCAGCAGGCGCTCACCGGAGCTGCAGCGGGTGGAGCTTGAGCAGGTGCAAGCCAACAGCCTTACCGGCGGCCCTGGCCTGCGGCCGTTCCCCACCTACTCGCCAGGGCTGGGGCTGCTGGGTCGCAACCGGGGTATCTGCGTGGCTGAGTGGTCAGTTACACCATCCCCAACCTGTTCCAGGGGATCAGTCAGCAGCCGGATCCACAGCGCGACCCGGCCCAGGGCGAGATCCAAGTGAACGGCATGAGCAGCACGGTGGGAGGGGCTGCGCAAACGGGAGGGCAGCACCTGCATCGCCAAGGTGAGCACCAGCAGCTTTGGCGATGTCTTCTTTCATCAGATCCTGCGTGATGCCAGTGAGCAGTATCTGGCGGTGATCAGCAAGACAGCCATCCGGGTGTTCGGCCTTGATGGCACAGAGAAAACCGTCACCGCTGCTGCCGGGGCCTTCAACTATCTGACTTCGGTGGTCAGCGCCAAGAGCGACATCAGGGCCGCCTCGATCGCCGACTACACCTTCATCAGCAACACCAAGGCGGTGCCGGCCATGAGCGCCTCCCTGGCGCCTGCCGTGGCCCGCCCTGCCGCCAACGAAGCGTTGGTGTGGGTGAAAACCGCCAGCTATGGCCAGAGATACACCCTGAATGTCAACAGTCAGCAGGTCACGGTGAGCACCGCTGCGGCCCCGGTGGTGACCAGTGGCGTGACGAACACCGAGAACCGGATCAGCACAGCGGAAATTGCCAGCCAGTTGCGTGGGGCGCTGCTGGGCGGCCCAGCGCTGACGCTGACGCCTGACGGCATCGGCCACCAGCCTTAATGGAACGGCAACGGCCGTGATTACCACTACCGACGAGGGCGGCAGCGGCCTGACGGTGAACGTAACCGGCAACGGCAGCGCTCTGACGGCAACGGCGATCAATGGAGCTGGGCAAGGCTACCGGGTTGGGGACCGGGTTTTTGCAGCAAAGGGTCTACTTGAAGGTGGCGCAGTGACATCCATTGACTTGGCAGATGTGGCAACCAGTCTCAGCGGCGTGCTGAACGATTTGGCCACCACCGGCGGTAGCGGCAGCGGGCTAAAGCTGAACTTGATTGGCAACGGCACCAAGCTCACTGTTGCCACGGTGAGCGGCACCGGCGGCACCGGCTATCGAGCTGGCGGAGTACGTGTTTGTAGCTCGCAACCTGCTGGGCGAGGGCCCGGCCAGCACGATCTCAAGCGAGCAGCCGTTCACCACACTCAACGCCACCAGCGCAGGCCTGGCTACCACAAGCAGCGGGCGCGGAACGGGCCTCACGCTGGACGTCACTGGCGACGGCACGAAGGCGACAGCGGTGGCGCTGAACGCAGGCGGGCGGCGGCTATCGGCTGGGCGATCGGATCTTTGTGGCCCGATCAGTGCTGCGATGGCACTGGTAGCGCCACCACGCCGATTGCATGTAGCCACGATCATGGCGGTAGCCAACACCGACACCACTGCGGTCAAGATCGGCACAATCAAGGCGCCATGTGGTGGACGCCACCCCCTGCAGGTGGCCACGGTGGCGACCGCCACGGCGGGCCCGCTGACGGGGTGACGATCGCCCGCAGCGGCTCCGTGCTGCACCTCACCAGCAGCAGCGCGATCACCATTGCCGCCACGGACGCAAGAGCCAACGCCGACATCACGGCGATCACCAACAGCGTGCAGACGTTCACCGGGCTGCCAACAATCGCCCCGCAGGGGTATCAGGTTGAAGTGATCGGCGACCCAGGCAACAGGTTCCAATGGCTATCACGCTGCAGTTCGTGCCCCGCAGCGGCACGTTCGGCGAGGGTGCCTGGCAGGAGACCGTAACGCCCAGGGGTGAGTACCTGATCAACGCGCGCCACCATGCCGCATCTAGCTGGTGCGGCTGTCCAGCGGCACGTTCCGGCTTCTCGGGGCCGGCCAACGGCAGCACGCAGAGCGGCAGCAGTGATCCCCTCGTGGGGGCAGCGCAGCGCGGGCGATTACGACACGGCGCCGGACCCGAGTTTCATTCGGGCTATCCGATCCAGGACATCTTCATCGACAAGAGTCCGGCTTGGCGCGCTGGCTGATGAGAACGTGATCCTCAGCTCGAGCCCGAGGACTTCTCGAGTCCTCTTCCCCGAGAGGCTGGCTGACGACGGGTTCCGGAACAGCGACCCAATCGCACTCTGGCGGCCAGCAACAACCGGGTGAGCGCGCTGCGCTACGCCGCGCCGGATCAGGTCGAGCTGATCATCTTCATCGATCAGATTCAGTTTCGCTTTAACTCAGCAGAGGCCACGCCTGACGCCTGGCAGCGGCGCAGATCACGGTGCTCACCAGCTACGAGATATGATCCCAACTGCCGCCCGGTGCCCGGTGCAAGGCACGATCGCGTTCTGCCAGGCCAACGGCCAGTGGGCGCAGTTCCGCGAGTTCAGCGTTCGAGGTGCTGGCACCGGCGCCTGGTGGCCGATGCCTCTGACCTGTCGCTGTACGTCTTCAGCTATGTGCCAGCGCAAGTCTTCAAGCTGGCAGTCAACGACACGGGCAATGTGTGGTTTGCAGTTTCCAGCAAGTCTGGCTTATCAAAAGCAAGTTTACGTCTACAAGTATTTCTATCGCAGACAACGGCAGCGGCGTTGAGCGTGCGCAAAGCAGCTGCTGGAGCTCACCGGCAGCTGAATGGCGCGGTACGGCGAGGTCCTTATCGGTGCCGTGTGCGTGCAGGAGGTCGATGTACCTGCTGGTCCGAATCCGGGACCCAGGTCTGGCTGGAGAAAGATGCAGGTCGCAGACCGCTTGAGCGATGTCGTCGCCGAGCCGTACGCCCATGCCTGCTGGATCCGGCGGGTGAGCACCGACCTCGGCAACGCCAGCGGCCTGATCCGGGTGGCGGCTGGCGCTTACAACGCGACCGACGAAGCACCACGACCTGGACGCCTGCCGTACGCGATTGCAGCTCCAGAACCCAGGCCTGGTCGCGGTTTTGCGAGCGGCGACCGACGGCCGGCGTGCTGGTCGGCGCGGCCACCGGCGGCACCACGATCAGCGGCCAGCGGCGACTGGTCGTCAACGCGCCGATGTGGTTTGGCGAGGCGCTACGACTTCGCGCTACCGCTTTAGCCGCTTCAAGCTCGTGCAAGTGAAGTGGGCGGCGGCAAGGCGGCAGCCAACGTTGATGCGCACGCAGGTGCGGCGCGCCGCAAAGCTGCGCTACCACGAGAGCTGGTACTTCAAGGTACAGGCGTGGTGGCTAGAGCGGCGTGACGCGGCGAGCTACGTGTTTGACGGGACCGATGCTGGGCAGTTCCAGCAACTCCCGGCCTGGGCAGCAGCCTTGCCAAATCGGGCATGAGCCGGAACGCCAGCCGCTACTACGAGGGCGTCTTCCGCATCCCGATCGCGGGCACGCGGCGAGAACGGTGATCGTGGAGCTGCATCAAGCGACACGGCCTGCACCCTTGCAGGTTCGACCGCCTGCGAATGGGTGGGACGCTGGTCGCCGGTCAAGCGAGGAGCCTGCAATGAAGTGGTCTGAGCCCGACGCCTGCACGGGTGGAGCAGCATCGGAGCTGGATGCTGGCGCTGGCCCAGGACCGGCTGGAAGGCGCTCTACAGCCACGGCGGAACGGGCGAGGATGCAAGCGGTGCATGGAAAGCTGGCGCATGGCCGACATTTGCCGTTGCATAAATGCAGATGACGGGATGGCCAGTGGGAGTTTGCGGCGTGACTGGCCAGGCGATCTGGCTGCTTGCCACGGATGGCCTGCTGGCCACCGCGCCGCGACCGGCTGCAGTTCATCCGCGAGGGCCGGCTGTGGGTGGATTCGCTGTTCTAGCGAGCACGGCTACCGCTACCTGGAGAATTGGGCCCTGGCCAGCAACCGCACCACCCTGCGCTGGCTGCAGCACCTGGGCTTCACCATCGACACGCCTGAGCCGATGGGGCGCGGCTGCCAGCTGTTCTGCCACTTCTGGAGGGAGGCCTGATGGATCCGATTGGAGGAATCAGCCTTGCCCTGGGTGGCGCTCAGGCAATCTTAGGCGCCCTCGGCGGCGCTGCGGAGAACGCTGCGGCTAAGCAGGAGCACATGAATCAGGTGGCGTTTCAGAACGCCAACACGGCCTATGCGCGGTGGCAGGCCGGCTTCAACCAACGGGTCAATGGCGTCAACGCCGAATACAACTACTGGCAGCAGACGGTCAATTACAACCAGTCGCTGGCCTACAGCCGCAGCATGGCCAACTACGAGATGCTGCGGGAGATCGCGTCAGGCCGATGTGGTGGGCCGCACCAGGGCCGCTGCAGGGGCGGACTTTGTGCAGCGCAGCGAGGCGATCAGCCAGGCCGCGGCCGAGATGTCGATGCGTGAGGCCGTGGCCTATCAGCAGTATCAGGTGGCGGCGCTGAAGGCGCGGGGCCGCGCCATGGCCAGCGAGCAGGAGGGTCATTCGATCGACCGGCTGATGAATGATTACGCCCGGCAGGTGGGCGACTACCAGGCGATCCAGAGCATCAACGAAGGGCTGAGGACCAGGCAGTACAGCCGCGAGCAGGCGGCCACGGTGGCCGACTACCTGAGCAAGTACAACTCCCAGAGCTTCTACGAAGCGCAGCCGCAGATGGAGCCGATCGCTCCGTTTGCGCCGCTGCCGGCATTGCTTGAGGCGCCGGCACCCACGATGACGGGCTCTGGGCCGAGCGGCGCTGCTGCAGGCCTGCGGATTGGCAGTGGGCTGATGAGCGGGTGTGCACTGCCGGCATCAACACCTACGTGGGCCTTGAGCGACCGGGCCACCGTGAGGTCGAAGGATGACCAGAAGCGACCTGCAGCAGAACCAGATCGTTCCGGCCGCCCGGCCGCTTGATTCGTTCATCCAGCCGGCTCGGGTGAACGTCGACGGAGCCGCTGCGGCCCCAGATGATGCCGGAGCCTGGCGGGCTGCGGATCATCCCTCAGGCCAGCGGCGGCAGCGTGCAGGGCGTCAATCGATTCGCCGAGCTGGCGCAGGCGCTGCGGCCGTTCAGCGAGAACGTCATCGACCTTGCCGGTCTCGGCGCCAAGCTCTACGCCACCAACGAGATACGAGAAGGGTCGCAGCGAGGCGATGCGGGCCCAGGTGCTCGCCAACCAGCAGATCCTGCAGTCGGGTGCCGAGTACGCGGCGGAGAACCGCAGGCTCGACAAGGTGGATCCGATCGGTGCGCTGATGATGGATCGGGTCAACCCGTTCCGCGCAGCAGGCCGCCAAAACGCGCTGGCACGGGTGGCGGGCACCGAGATCCAGCGGGCGGTGCTCAACGCCTACCGGACGATCCCCCGGCGCAGCCGAGCTGCCGCTGGAGTCACCAGCGCTGATGCAGCTCCACGCCCAGGCGGTGGAGGGCGTCACCAAGAAGTACCAGCTCGATTCGGGATCGCCGGGCTTCATCGAGTATGTGCTGCCGGAAATCGCCCAGGCGCAGCAGAAGCTGTTTGATCTTCATGCCACCAACGTCTCCAACAACATGAAGGAGACGGCCTGGCGGCAAGCGCTGCTGAGGCAGTTGGCATCTACGCCAAGGCACGGCAAGCCGGCATGGTCGAGTGGCAAGAGTTTGACCCGGTGACGGGGCGGCCCGTGCAACGAGTGGCGCGGCTGGCGGAAGACCCCGCTGGCTGGCAGCGCGGCGTGCAGCTCCTGTTTCGCCAGGTCGCCAACCGCCTGGCCAATGAAACCGGCATCACCGGCGAGACATCGGTGTTGCAGCGCAAGATGTTTGAGCGCATGGCCGAAATGGCCGGCGAAGCTGGGAATGAGGAGCTGACAAAGCTCTTGAAGACCACTTCATTGGGCCCACCCGGCAAGGACGGCTTTACGCCAACGGTGGGCAGCCTCTACGGCATTGAGATGCTGGAGGGGAACAGCAAGATTGCCCAGATCCAGTGGCAACAGCAGCAGCGGCAGACGGAGCAGGGGCTGCCAGCGGTTTCAGTCCGAGCTGGCCAGCGCCACCTATGGAATGGCTGATGGCCCAGCGCGGGGCGCTGCGATCCAGGGGCTGGTCGAGAAGTACGCAGCTCAGGGCGTGCCGCTGGGCAAGCTGATGGAAGCCACCCAGGGCATGAGCAAAACGCTCGATGACGTGGCCGGCCGCAGCTACGACCCGTCGAACATGGATGCGCTGCTGCAGGAGCATGCAGGAGCGGGTCGGCAACAACTGGAACCCCGGCAATGCCGATCGGGAGTTTGAGTCGAACCTGGCAACCGTGGCCCCGGCTGAGCGTGATGCAGCCCGCAGGCGCTACGCAGAGATCCGTGCCGCCAAGGAGAAAGAGAAGGTGGACATGCCCGATGGGCTGATCAACCCGATCATCGCGGCCAAGATGCGCAGCGAGCTTCGCGCCAACTACCCCAGCACCGCCACCGAAGCCGCGCCTGCGAAACGCCGACGTCACGGCGATGCTGGCCTGGGGCCGAGCCGATGTCGCGGAGTCCTCCAAGCGACAACTGGTGGCTTACCGGCGGCACGTCTACAGCCGCATCAAGGAGGCCATGACCAAAAAGGGCAGCAAGCTCGATTCAACCGAGGTCACCGAAGTCACCAGCCGGGCCCTTGATGAGTACGGGCAGAAGAACAAGGAGGCCCTGCAATACCTGTTTCCCGGCGTGGGCGATCAGCCCTCGGTGGGTGGCGCCATGCCGCAATCCCCTCGCAGTGGCCAGCGCCAGGGTGGCGGCCAGCCCGCAGCGGCAGCACCGCCGCCGGTGTTCCCTTCGGGTCAGCTCGACAACATGTCCAACCGCGCCAATCGCCTCAAGGCCGGCGAGGTGGTGATGGATCTGCCCAGCGTGCAGGAGGAGCTGACGCGGATGATGAATGGCCGGTCGCCCAGTGCTGCAGCGATGCGTGCGGCGCGGGATGCGGGGTTCGGAGGCAACGTGGGCCGCTGGCTGATGCAGCAGGCCGATGGCTACCGCGACAGCTTCAAGATTCCTGCTGGGGCCCGTCAGCAGCTGCTGCGCAGCAGTCGTGATGCGGAGGGCATGAGTAGCGCAGTTGCCGCCATGACGCGTCCCGTGACCGGCGCTGTGGAGCTGGCCGGCCGATCGGTGATGGATGCGCTGCTTGGGGTGACACCGAGCTACGCAGCGCCACGCATGGCGTTGGCGAGCCCGCCAAGGATGCCGACCAGCCAACCAGCCAGCGGCGGCGGCGCCTTTCCTCGCAGCGCCAGCACCAGCTGGGACAGACGTAGTTGCCATGGCTCGAGCCAAGGGCGCCAAGTTTCCTGAGCTTGTTGCTGCGCAATGGGCGCTTGAGTCGGACTGGGGCCGTTCTCCCAGTGGCCGCAACAACTACTTTGGCCAAAGGGGGCCCGGCACCAGCAGGGCAACCCGAGAAGTGGTGAATGGGCGCGAAGTCAGCACCACTGCGAGCTTCACGGATTTTGCTCAGCCCATCAGACAGCGTTGGGTTCCTGGTGCAGAACTGGTATCAGGGCCGCGGCGGAGCGAACAACGCCAAGACGATTGAGGAGGCCGCTCGCATCCTGAAGCGCAACGGCTACGCGACCGATCCCGAATTACGTCAACAAGCTGCTGCGCATCGTTCGCAGCGCAAGGAGGTCCTGACCCATGCCACAAGAGCTGAAGCAAGTGAATGGCCGCTGGGTTGTAACCGGCGATCTGCGCAGCAGCGATCTGGTGCCGCAGGCCCCGGCCGAGCGCATCAAGCCCGGTAGCGGTGAAGCCAAAGCCATCGCAGGGCCAAGCCGCGCAAGCCGTGGTGGGCGCAGCTACAAAACGATGTCAAGTATGAGCTGAATCAGCTTGGCAAAGATCCTCTGTCGTCGCTGGATAGAGCGGCAAACTTTGCCTGCCAATCACGGCGTATCGGGCATTGGATTAAAGGAAGGCTTGCTTGGCTACTTTGGCGCTCAAGACAACTTTAATCGACTCAGCTATTCCGCTGTCCAGCGACTCCAGGGCCGCAAGAAGGCCGACCCCTCATCTGGTCGTTATGGTGAATACCTCGATCGCAAGATTGATGCGACTTACCGCTTTTCTTGGCGCTAAGCCGCCATCGCAAATGACGCAAGCCGAGCGAGAATCTGATCAATTTCGTCGATCAATCGTTGGCAACGTGATAGCAGAAGGCGTCACGGGAAAGATGCAGGCTGCCATGCAGGCAACCACGCTGCTGGGCCGCACGCTCCGCGGTGGCGCAGCGTTTGCCTTAAACGAAGCGCTGAGCACCGCGTTCGATGACAGCACCGCCGGCAACCCGGTCGATGCGCTCAACATGATTCCGGGCGTCGAGCTGCCAGGCGCCGTGAACGTCGGGCAGGACGACATGCTCGACGCCTACCTCAAGAGCATCGTTCCAAACGCTGGCACGGGCCTGGCGGTTGGCGCCGGCGCCGGCCTTGCAGCTCTTGGTTCGGCAACGTCCGCCGCAACATCCGCGCTCAGCGGGCTGTGCAACGGGAAGCACAAGAACGGGCCAGGCAGGAGGCCATGGGCTTTTTGCAGAAGGATGAGGCCGGCGGCCATGGCTTCACCCCCAAGCGCAGCAACCGCCGGAGCCAGCGGCACCGATCACGCCGCAACCCACGGTGGCCGAGGAGACGCTGAGCGCTGTTGATGCACTGCGGCAGCGGATCAGGGGTGGCGCGTGGTGAGGCTGCCCCGGAGCCGCCAGCTGCCGCTGCTCCAGAACCTGCGATGCCACCGGCTGCCGTGGCGCCGGAGCCCAAGCCCGATCCCCACGATCGAGAACGCCACCACCGAGAACTTCGGCAAGGCCAGAGACGCCACCACCCAGCCGCTGCCGGAAGCCGATCCGGCCATCAACTACTGGGACTATGACCAGTCGCTGCCCGAGAGCACGGCCCTGGGTCGTTCGTTGTCGGAACTGAGCGACCGGGAAATCACCACGGTGCTCAACAACCCCGGCTTGCCGGTGGTGGAGCGGGTCAATCAGGTCATCGAGGCCCGTGGCGCCATCAGCGCCCCACCGCCGCTGTCGGCGCAGCTGGTAATGGCCCCCAAAGGGGTTCTGGCGGACGACTACCTGCGGGGCCTGCCGCGCACGTTGGGCGCCAGGGAGGACTATGAGCTGCGGCCACTGTTCGACCCCGAGTCTAATCCGGACCTGTGGCGCCGGGCCCAGGCGATCAGCGGCGTGGATGACCCAAGCCAGCTGAGCAACGCCGACATGCTCGACACCCTTAGTGCCATGGAAGGCGACGGCATGGTGCCGATCGACAACCGGCTAATGGGTGCGCAGATGATGCCCGTTGGCGACATTGCCGCGGCGCCCAAGGTGTTCCAGTACAAGAGCGGCGTTGACGAGCAGGGCCGGCAGCTTGGCAATTCGCTGTCGGGGCTGGAGCGCTGGGATCCGGCGGCAGAGGGCATCACACAGGTGTGGCGCGACGCTGCTGGCGAGATTGGCCCGCCCGGCCAGGTCTACATGGTGAATGGCCACAACCGACTTGCTGAAGCAAAGCGCCTGGGAATCCCCTCGCTGCGGGTGGAGTTCCTCACTGCACCCACCGCGGCCGAGGCCCGGCTGGCGGGCGCCGTGGCGAATGTGAGCGCCGGTAGCGGAACCGTGTTTGACGCGGCCAAGCTGGCCCGCGAATACGGCATCGCCGATCCGGCTCAGCTCAAGGCCCTGGGCAAACCCGGCGCCAGCGGCTTTTGGAAGGACGGCATTGCCCTGGGGCGCTTGCCGGAGGACGTGTTCACTGCGGCGGTGAACGAGCAGATCAGTGTTGGCAAGGCCGCAATCATCGGCGGCTCAGGTGCTAACGAGGAGACGATGCGCTCGGCCTACCGCTACCTCGTGCAGCAGGGGCCCGACAGCGTGACTGAAGGCCGCCTGCGGCAGATGATGGCAATGGCTTCCCGATCGCCTGCGGCATCGTCGGCAGACCAGCCTGACCTGCTGACCGGCACCGAATGGGGCCAGCAGTTCAATGCCGGGATGCTGGCCAAGGCCGATCTGGCCAACGCTGTGGAGCAGATGCTCAAGCGAGAGAAGAAGCTGTTTGGCTTCGTGGGGCGCCAGGCCGGCCAGATTAAGCGGGTAGGACAGGTGGATGCCGGCGCCGCAAAGGAGATTAGCGGCGAAGCAGGGCGTGCGTTCGCCCTGTTCGATCAGATGAAGTTCGAGTCGGGCCCGATCGGCGATCTGCTCAACGAAAACGCTCCAAGAGTGCTGGCTGGCGAAAGCGCTGGCGATGTGGCCAAGAGCATGAAGAACCGCCTGGCCGCCGAGATCAAGAAGCTCATGGGTCAGGAAGTGGCACCTGCCACTGATGTGGTGCAGGAGGACATTTTCGCCGCCGCCGGTCGCGCTGCCGATGTTCCGCCGCCGGCCGCCGACCTCACCCCCCAGCAGCGGATGGCGGCCGAGGCCCAGCTGCTCCACGAGGGCATCGCTGGCGGTGAATTGAGGCCACCGAGCACCCGCTGCCGGAGCTGCCAGAGCCAGCCAGGGTGCGACTGGATCAGGTGGATCTGAACCAACCCGTCACCCCCGGCAGCCCCGCCGCCCAGGCCATTGCCGATGAGGTGCGGCTGGCAGTGGAGCACAAGCAGATGGACGCAGAGATGGGCTGGCTGCAGGAGCAGGCTCAGCGCGATGCTTTTAACTACGATGCGCTGACCTTCGATCAAAAGCAAGAAATCCGCAACGCCGTGGCAGGGGTGCCCGAGGTGGCGATGCCGCCGGCCAACAGCGTGACCGGCAAGAAGGTCCTCAAAGAGATCAGCGACCTGCAAGAGCGGATTCGCTTTCAGCAAGGATGAGCGGCTTCCGGCTGCCAGAGAGCGCGGCAACACTGAGCTTGTGCAGCAGCTGGAAGGCGCTATCCCCAAGTGGGAGAAGCAGCTGGCCGACCTGCAGGCGAAGTACGGCATCGAGCCCTCAGCCCCTGCCCTGCCCCTGCCCCCATTCGCCCCGAGCCGGTGCGGCTGACCGATGCAGCGCAGCAGCCGGAGTTCCTGCTGTCCAGCGACCTGAGCAAGTCCGCCCCCCGCTATGGCCGTTACACGGTGGCGTTTGAGTCCGACCTGGACCGTGCCGCCTATGTGCTGGCCAATGATGCGGTGAAACCCTCCAAGGCGGCTGACGAAGTTCCGCCAGCTGGTCAAGGAGGCCGGCCTGGAGCTGGATGCCGTGGTGGCCCATGGCAAGCGCGTGAAGGCTGCCCTGAAGCAGGCGGCCAAGGAGGGGCCGGTCAGCGGACAACTCGATCTGCCGGCGCAGCCGTGGAGGGGTGGCGGACAGATCGACGAGATGGCCCTTGATGGCTGGGACTCTGCTGACACCATGCCATTTGACGCCAAAGCGACCCGGCTGGAGCGCCAGATCGAGGCACTCAAGATCATCCGCCAGGTGGCCGGCCCCGACGTGCAGGTGCGATTCGAGGATGAGTACCTCAAGAAGATCAAGAAGATCAAGGGGGCGGAGTGGGGCGGAGACGGGAAGGCCACAACCCTTCAGGGCGGCTTCTACCGGCTCAGCGAAGACCTGATCATGCTCCGAGGCGTCATCCAGGGCAGCGACCGCAAACTTCGGGAGTCGGCCTTCCACGAATCCTTCCACCGGCTGCAGTACCTGGCACTCGGCGAGAAGGAGGCGAAGATCCTTGATAGCAACTGGGCCCGGATCAAGGTCGCCGTTGGCTCTCAACCACATCACCGGCTCGCCGAGCACTGGCAGGCCGATTGCCTACTCTGAGTCTCAGGCCGTTGCGTTCCAGCGCTATGCAGAAGCAAGACGCGAGGGAAAGACCCCGTGGTGGCGATGCTCGGCGGATACGAACCGTCCACGCCGACCATCCAAAAAGCGATCATCCGAGTTGTCGCGGCCTTCGATCGCGTTGCTGACATTATCGAGAAACTTTTTAATCGCTTTGCGAACGGCACGCTTGATTCGACGCGAGGAATCTTCGAGCGAGCGCGACGTGGAGATTTAATCAACCAAAGCGAATACGCCTTTGAGCAGCCTGGCTCTGGCCTAGACATGAATGGTTTCCAGCGGTGGATGGAGGCAGCGCAGCTGGGATCAGCAGCCGATTGCGCCACCAACCAAGGCTGGCATCCAGCGCACCCAGCGGCAGATTCGATGCCAACAACCAGGCGATGGATGACATTCGCCGCAAAGCACAACAGGAGGGCTGCCGATCATGTCTGGCAACAACTGCGACGACGCCTTCCAGCAGATCCGCGAGCTGCGGGACCAGAACCGCGAGCTGCAGAAGCAGGCGGACGACATGGAGCGCCAGCTGCGGGCGGCTGGTGTCTACAGCAAGGTGGTCACCGGCGATGGCGTGATCGTGCCAGGGCAGAACGGCCCGCTGGAGCTGAAGGTTGCGGATGTGCGGCGGTCCTACCAGCAGCTGGCGGGGAAGATGTCGTCGCAGGAGGTGGCGATGACCGTAGTGGCCCGTGGGTTCGACACGGCCGCCAGGCCCGTGGGCTCCGAGGGGCGCTTCCTGAACTACGACCGGCTGCTGCAGCAGGTGCAGGTCAAGAACAAGGAAGACTTTGCTCGGTTCGTGGAAGCACTGGGGATCCTGTCGCGCGACCACACTCCTGATGACTTTGCCTTCCTGACGGAGAAGTACGGCAGGGATCGAAGTGTTCGAGCTGGCCGAACGGTATCTCAGGGATCTTGGCGCCAGCCGGCCTGACATCATGGCCAAGGCTGCCACCATGACCGCGCCGATGCT